GCTTCCATTACAGTCTTAATGTGCTTGTAAGCAGCAGACTTCGGATCAGTGTAGGCAGCATTCGTAAAATACCGCGTGGAAAATGACTTTGGTTTATCCGTAAACTTAGCATCAGTAACAATACCAATCCAAGCCATTTTGGGATTAGTAGGCTTTGTACCAAAAGCAGTTTCCTTAATATATTCAACGGTTGTAGTATAACCTGCGTTTTGTCCCATAATTTTCACCTTCTCTTTCTAAATTCAATTACAACAATGTCTAATTCACGTTTCATTGCACTATTCTTTTCAACAAATGCGGGAGCGACAGGAGAAATATAACTTACACCACCATAAGCGCATAATGTAAGTTCTCGTCCATAATCCAGAAAAGCATCTGTAATCAATTTAAAAATGCGATTGATCTCACTCTTCTTATCAGAAATGATTGCAACACGCACTAATTCATGTGTCTTTGTTCCATCGATGATTAGGGTTTCTCTTCCCGCTACAATATCTATTACAACGGTAGGAGGAGCGAATCTTTTTGATTCGGGATAAATGGTAGTAACCTTATTATCAAGTTCTGGAACTTTATCTTCAATAAAATCTGCAAGTTCCTTTAAAACACCATCTATATCCATTATAACCCCGCTAATGATATATTTGCATTAAGTAAGTTCACACGCTTAATTAACTGACCAAGTTTAATACTATAGATAAACTTAATCTGCCTTACATCGTGGATAATACCACGGTCAGAATCAGGATATTTGTAGCGTGGTTCATTGGCAATCGGTTTGAATTTCTCTGTGCCAAACACAAGAACCGTGTTGTAAGGAACGTATGAATTTTGACTTATGATTGCATACTTCAATGATTCTTTACGCTCGTAAAACCAAGAACTCATGTAACGCCCTGTATCATACGGGGCAGAGTCCTTGATCTCCTTTGTCATATCAGCACTAAAGAGATCAAGCGTATTATCTACATTCTCCTGCACAGCAGCAAGAATCTGACTTAACTTTAGATTAGTTTCCTCTACACCTTGCACCATTATTTTCATAGTGCAGACTCCAGGTGTGCTTCAAGTAAGTAATATGATGTTCCAAAAATCTCTTTTCCTACAATCTGGTATTTACCAACGTTATCAACGTAGTAATCACGGTTTAGAACAATGGTATCACCATCCTGAATATTGATAAAAATGTTGATGATACCAAATTGTTCAACTCCAGTGCGATCTAAACGTCCAAATACATTAGAATGTAAGTCATATGCGCGGGCAGGGAGAACAACAGCCCAATATTTTACTTCTTTATATGTGGTGGTTGATTCTTGATAAAAAGTGTCAGAGGGAGTTGTAGATTTCTGAATAAGAAAGGTGCAATAAGCGCCTAATTTCTTTAATATATTATTCATTTTAAACCCACTCTGTTGCATAAAACCACCTTAAAAAAATCCATTAACATTTAACAAGAGGTAAGAAACATAAACACCAATAACAGCAACAATCAACGCTATAAAACCCTGTATCATCGTATCTTTAATTGATATTACCTCTTTCTTTGTCTCCTTCCAATCCAATCTTAATTCATCAATAAGGGCGTAGAATCGTTCATCCTGCTTCTCTTCCCTACGCTGAACTTCACATAAAATGTCAGTCCGTAAACGACAATGCTGTAACTCGCATGATTCTATACTATCCATTTTCTTCATCCTCAACGTATTTACATCTTGAACGGATATATGGTAATCCAGTTGAGGCTTTCTGAACACTGAATATTGATTTGCGAATTAATGTTGACGTTTCTGCTTCATACATTTTGATTATATCGTCAATCTCATTATACTGTTGGGCTGACCCCAACTTTGACATATACGGCAATTCGCCGTTTGTTTTCATTCGCTTTAAGGTTAGTGCGGCTGATTTAAAGAGATGAGCCGATTGGATTTCATATGAAGGGTTTGATTGAACGCCAATGCGTGATTCAATGTATCTCTGTGCAATATTAAGAATATCTTGGAGGGTAGAATCTGATATTTCAGTCTCTACCAATCCACGCAGTTCTGCAATATTACTCCAAGACATTGTAAATCACCAACCTCAAATCTTGGTTAATTTACAAATCGCATTTGCATCATAGACAACAGGAATGACACACTCGTAAACTCTACCCCAAAGATCCTTAGACTTCTGGAGCACTTCAGTTTCGGTGGTCATATCCTGTGCAACAATCATTTCAAAGAAACCGGCAGAAGCATCAGCAAGAAGCATACCCGTTCCAGTACCCTGGAAGGACGTAGAGTAAATACTTCCACCCTCAAGAATCTCCTTGACCATTGCTATTTCACGTTCACCCGCACCAGAACCAAGAACAGACGTTGCAAGTTCCATATACTGAGTGGGGTTAAGCACAAGATTATACGGGCCGGTGATGTTATCAGCCTGCATCAGATCAATGGCACCGGCGACTGCCGCCAACGGATTCCCGGCAGTTCCAAAATCCTTCTGCGTGGTATAAGAGTTACCTGCACTCTGAAAAAGACCCTTGATGTCATAGTTAGTTCCATCGGCAGCGAAACCG